TCTTTTGGTTCTTCAAGCTCAATCTGCTGCTAGAATTAATAAGTCAAAAGATAGAGAAGAATTAATTAACCGAAAAATTCAACAGGCTATGGAAAATGGTAGAGTTAGTTTGGCAGAACAACTCGAATTAAAAAGACAACAGGCTATCTCAGAACAAGATATAGAAGGGTCAGTATCAGATAATTTAGGAACTGAATTAAAAGGAATACGAGTTCAACATTTGAAAAAAAAGGGGTTGGAGACAGCGGATAAATTAAGTGGTGGAATGGTATCCAAGGCAAAACAATTTGGAAACGACATGGGTATGAGCCCTAAAAATTTAGCAAAATTAGGAGTAGCTGGTCTTGTTGTAGGTTTATTGGTCAAAGCGGCAACTGGATTTTCCAAAAAAATTGATGCGGTCGGTGAAACGTTTGGATTCATGACTAATAAAAACAAAGAATTTAGAAATGATTTAATTGATAGCGGTAATGAAGCCATGATGGTTGGCAAAAACCTCGGTGATGTTTTAGCAGTAACATCACAACTTTCATCTGAATTTGGAATCTCATTAAAAGAATCACAAGATATTGCCGGTAGTGTTTTAGACACGGCAGTAGCAACGGGTATATCCAATGATGAAGCTACCAAGTTATTTGGTACTTTTATGAAAATAGGAGGTTTGACTTCCGACCAAGCTGAAAATCTAATAGAAAGTACTGCTCAGTTAGCTGCTCAATCAGGTGTTGCTCCAAAAGCTGTTTTACAAGATATGGCTGGTTCAGCCGAAGAGATTGCTGGATTTACAAAAGATGGTGGAGAAAACATAGCCGAAGCAGCAGTTCAAGCTAGACAAATGGGAATGTCTTTAAGTACAACTGCTAAAATTGCTGAGGGTTTATTGGATTTTGAATCTTCGATAAGTAATGAAATTGAAGCATCAGTAATGATTGGAAAACAATTAAACTTTCAAAGAGCTAGACAATTAGCACTTGAAGGTGATATTGCTGGAGCTACTAAAAATATAGTTGACCAAGTAGGTTCAGAGGCAGAGTTTAATAAATTAAATTACTTACAAAGAAAATCACTTGCCAAATCAATCGGTGTATCAGTAGTAGAGATGAAAAAATTAATATCAGCTGGTGATAAGTTAACTTTAAGTGGTGCTTTAGCTGGAAAGAACTTTGATGATTTAGTTGGTCAAGATGCCCTAAGTGGTTTGACAAGTATAATCAATTCTTTGAAAATGGTTGGTGCTGCCTTAATGGATGAGATAGGAAAACCGATAGCTGAAATGTTAAAATCTTTTCAAACATCAGTTATGACTCCAGAAGGTATGAAAGAATTTAAAAATAAGATAATTGGAGTAGTAAATAGTATTATAGGTCTTATAAATGGTATTGGTAATATTGTTGATGCGTTTATGTGGGGAGATCAGATTAAATCAATAGCTAAAATGGCTGTTCCAAAAGCTCAAACAAGTATATCAGGATTTAGTGGTGGTGAGATTATGGTTGGGGAAAGTGGTCCTGAAAGAGTTTCTTTACCAAGAGGTTCAAATGTAACGGGCGCTGAGCAAACAAGACAAATGGCACAACAACAGCAATCATCTGGTCTTACACAGGCTGATGCTGAAATGATTGGAAATGCTATGGCCAGTAAGATTAGTTTAAAAACAGATGTATCATCGGGTAATTTACAACTTGCTATGAATAGTTCAGTAAACCCACCGGCTGGAACCCCGTTGATTAGGGATTTTTCATAATGGGACTAGAAAATTTAAAATCAGTATTTAATGATATTCGTGAGAATACTTTACCTGAAAAAGGTATTCATGGTGGATTGACAAATGAATCTCCATCAACACCAGCACATTCCAAAAAACATTCTATACTTGACGAGTTACCGAATGTCCCCGGAATTTTCTCAGGACCTGATAATCTATCAATGTCTCCTACATTAGAAATAAAAGGAAGACATGGTGGATTGACTAATACTTGGCCATCTACACCACTACATTCAGATGACCATTCTCAATTAGATAATATTGAGAAAAATCTAGCAACAAAACTTGACCTTCAAACTAATTCAACTGCCGGTAAGATAGTTTTTCCTGATAACGGTAGTGTTGATTATTCACCATTGATGTTAGATAGTGTAGGAATTCATTCTGGATTAGATACCTTTAACAAAAAAAAGATAACAGATAGAACCTTTTCATATTCTTTTGATCCATCAACACTTGGAAAAGACCAAGCTTTAGGACTTGGTGCTTATAGTTTAGAAACCCTTTATAATGTCAATCATACTGCAGTTGTGAATAGATCAGTAATAGATACTGGCAAAAAAGACCATAAGGGAAATACCATTTATATTAATACCGTAAGAGCTGGTATGGGTGCATTGAGTAATTTAGACATCATGGGTTATAGATCAGGTAAACTTGATAATTTCAGAGGATTTGACCGTGGAGCTGAACCTTATATTATAAAACCAATTGGTTCTAAGGATTATACTACATTAACCAATAGAGATACTTTGCCATTAAATAGAGCACTTGATGATGTTTCAAGATTAGTAAAATTTTATACATCTGGAGCTGGTGTTTCTTTTATGTTAAAAGAGAATATAACTAATGTTGCTATAGGAGATGGGATAACATTAACAGAGCCATTTGGGGCTATTATGGCACCACCATTTCCAGTCCCAAATACAGGATTTTTAAATTTTGTTCAACAATCTATACAAGGTGCTAGACTTGGTAGTATAAGAAAACCATTTAAAATACAGTATTCGGATAAGGCTAATATTGGATTACCATTTGGTATTTTAGGTGATACTCCAATTGGAATTAAAGAGCTTACTAAAATTGAAATTCCACCAGAAGAAAGTGGACTTGTTAAGAAAGGACTTTATAAATTAAAAAAAGGTGTTATTGATAAATTAGTAAAAAGTAAATTTAATCAATTTCCAGTAATAGGGTCACCGACTCCATTTATTGATTTATCAAAAGGTCCTAAATTTACTACATACAATGATCATATTGCAAAAACTGGTGTTGAGGGTGAAATAGAGGATTTTTTTACAGAAGAATCACAACCACCGTTAGAAAATGAAGGCACGTATATTAATCAAGGTGATTTTTATGTTAGAATAAAAGATTTACGAGTAAATGATTTTATTTATTTCAGAGGATACGTTACAGGAATAACAGAAAACGTCAATCCATCATTCACACCAACTAATTATATCGGTAGAAGTGAACCTGTTTATCAATATGAACGAGCCGAAAGAGATTTAAGTTTTAATCTAAGAGTATATCCAGCTAATGCAATTGAATTTAATATGATGTATGAAAAATTAGAAAAACTAACAAGTTTAGCATATCCAGAATATTTACCTGAAACGGATAATAAATCATTAGTTAGAATGAAAGCTCCATTCACAGAACTCTATATGGCACATATCGGTAGTCGAGTTAAAGGTCAATTTGGATTTATAAAATCATTATCCTATACGGTAAATGATAGCGGTGATTGGGATGCTTTAAGTGCTTTACCAAGATTATTTGATATTGCAATATCTTATCAAATTTTAAATAGAAAACCACCACAAATGGGTGATAAATTTTACAGGGCTAGTGTATAATGAGTAGATACGACAGGGTACAGAGAATAAGTAAAGATAACGTTTTCAGAATTGGAACTGCTGACTTACCTGAATTCAAAGAAAATAATTCAGATATATTATTAATTGCCGTTGATGGCGATAGATGTGATTTAATCTCACAAGAATATTATGGAACAACTGAATTTTGGTGGTTTATTGCATCCATTAATAATTTAAATGCCAATAATATTGAGGCTGGAACTCAATTAAGAGTACCCGTTTCAACTGAATTAGCAAAATTGAAGTAAAATGGCTATAAAATTTTCCGATAGGGTTTTTGGTGCTAATGTAGATTCAGATATAATTAAAGAATTTAAAATACTTAGTGGTGGTGGTTTAAAACAATCAAAGAATCCCCTTGAACCAGCCGAACCCACATTTGAAAAATATTTAGGGGATAGAACTACATTCGCTAGAATGTGGACTGCTCTATTGATTGAACGTGATAATTCACAAGAAGTTTTTTATCATGTTATTAATGATAATAGAGATAAAAGTTATGAACCGAATGACTCTATAAATATTCAAGATGGCTCTAATTTTTTTCCTGAATTAACTAATAATTCATATTTAAAACCCAAAGCAGGTATTACTTCTATATCAACAAAATTAGAAGGTTCATTAGGTGCAATAAAAAATACGACAGTTACCTTTGTTGTGCATAATAAACACGATTTTGAAGAGATATTTTTACCATTTTTTTTAAAACCAGGATCAACTGTTATTGTAGATTATGGGTGGTCTGATGAATCTAATGCTTTATATGATATAAAAACACAAGTAACAAATACTGATTTGGAACTTAGTCAGTTTAAAAAATACATATATGGTGAAAAGGATACGGATGGTAAAACCATAATAAATGGATTTATAAATGATAATTTAGGGAAGGTTGATACCGTAGTAGGAAGAGTCCATACTTATAGAGCATCCGTAAATGCTCAAGGTTCATTTGAGTGTACATTAGAATTAAAATCAGCAAACTCAAGTTTACTTGATACGACAATAACAGAAGAAAATGATTTAAAATATATTTTTTCTAATAAAGTAGAAGATATTTTAGTAGAAATGATTACGGGTGGTAAGGTTTCAGCAGCAACTTCTGCTAAATATAATGTTTTAGATGAAAAATCAAAAAAAGAAGCCATGAATAAGTTTTTTGAAAGTTTAGATGTATCAAATAGTGGTGATTTTGATGAAAAAAATAAACTAATACCCAAAAAATCATTAGAATCTGGAATATTTTATCAAAACGTAACTGATGTAAAAAATCTAAATAATACTGATAGAGAAATTTTATATATGAATTATGGACTATTTGAAGATTTATTTTTGAATGAATTGATTGCTCAAAATAGTCAAACCGATAAACATACTTTAAACTTTAATACAAAAGAAACTTTAGTCAGATATGACGAAAATTTAATATTAAGACAAAGAAGTGTATTGGGCGGTAAGGAACAATTACCGGTATTTTTGTATCCAAGCAGTTGGCAACATACATATAATGGGAAAACACCAATCGAAGAATATAGAAGTCATAAATTAATAAAAGTAGATAATAAACAATACGAAAATATTTATAAAACGAAAATCATGCCGTTTAGGGAATTATTTATATCAGTTTCATTAATCAGTAAAGCATTTTCGTCAAAACAAAATGTAAACGATGCTTTAGAATCTATTATCGAATCAATCAATAAGGATTCTTATGGCGTTTTTAAACTTAAAATGATATCATTAAATGATTCTTTTAGTTCAATTTCATTACAAGATGTGAATTTAATACCCATTCCTCCAGAAGAACCTAAAGAAATGCTAATGTTTGATGTTACATCAGAGACATCAATTGTGTCAAATTTAAATTATACTTTTGAAACACCAAAAGGTGGATTGGCATCTATGATTGTGATTGGTGAAAAAAGTGATTATAATTTTTTTGATGATCCATTTAAGGATAGTTTAAATTATTTGAGAATTCTTACTGAAAATTCAAAGACAGGAAAAGGTGATGTTTTTTATAAAAGTCTTCCGATAGATAAAGAGAAATCCGAAAAACAAAAAGAAAAGGAAAATAAGTTAAGAATATATGACTTTTCATCAAAAAAAGCTAAAGAAATAGGAATGGAAGTAGCTGGTAATTTTTCATCATTAGATAGATCAGGACCTACTCGTTCTGTTTTACAACGTTATACGAGTGTTGTAGACGCAGTAAGACTGAAGAAAACTGCAATTGAATTACAGCCGCCGGTAGGTGCCTTTGGGTTGAAACCAAAGAAATTTCTTGGGTTAACTGTTGATCCAGGCCTTTCGTATCTATTCGGAGCTAGCAATAAACCACAACCATCAGGTGGTGGAGCAGACACTAAACCAAAACCAGTAGCAGTAAAGGCAAATACAGTACGGGATTATTACGGCAAACTAGCAGCAATCGATCCTGTTTTGGGAAATAAAGAAACATCAGTTTCTCCAATATTACCAATCAGTATAGACTTAACTGTTTATGGAAATACATATTTGAATATTGGGGATATCTTTTTGATTAATTTTTTACCTAAAGCATATATGGATAATGTTTTATTTCAAATCGTAGGTATTGATCATAAATTAGATACTAATTGGCAAACAACTTATACTACCGTGATGAAGTTAAAACCAACTAAAAAAAATAAAGTTGTTGATACGAAGTTGATAAAACCAGTGATGGATGAAGTATATACAACTGCCGTGACAGATGAGGATGGAAATGCTGGTATGAATGTTCTTGCTCAACGAGGTTCGATTATTGATAAAGCTGAACATCCTGATGGTTATGTTGTACATAAAATTAGTAATATATTGAATGCACAGGTTAAAGAACAAAAAAATAATCATACTCAAGATCCACATGGTGATCCAAGAGCTCTTCCTATTCCCTTTGGGAAACCAAGCTCGGCGGCAGATATTGCTATGTTAGTTGCAGTTCAAGAAACCATTTCTACATTTATAGATTCAAAAATTAATAAAGAAATGAATACATATTATAAATTAACAAAAGATGACGATAAGAAAAAAATAACTTGGCAAGAACTCTATCGAGGCGCTCGTGATGACGGTAGATACAAGAAACAATTAGGAATGGTAGGGTTTATAGAAGATAAAGGATGGAGTGATAATGCAATAATAGATTATTTTGAAGGAAATATCTTTAATGACGAGATTGTAGAAGAAATGGTCAAAAGCTTGTTTGGAAAGAGCTCTTTGATAAAAAATAATATGTACGATAAGATAAAACCATTATTTCCAAGTGGAAAAAATGATAAAACTGAAGTATATTCAAAAGGTATTGATGCACTTGATGATAATTATGGTATTGCCGTGCCAACTTATATTTTTAAATTAGGTGACTATGATGAAGAACAAGGTGAACTTTTTTCATATACGATTAAAGTTCAAAAACACGGATTAACCACTACCTTTATGCCTATAATTAGGATTCCGGAGTGGTTTGTCAATAACGATATATATAGTTTTACGGTTACTTTAGAAAACAATTACAATAAAGCATTTAAAAAGTTAAGAGAATTTATTGATATGCAAACTGAATCAGATAAGAGCTCAGCTGCATCACAAAAAAAGGTAAAAGAATTTCAGAAGTATGATTTTTAATAAACTCTTGACTTTTACATAAAAATTACTTAAATTAACCTATGGTTAAATCAGTTACATCGTTACAAAACTACTCCAAGTCTCATCCAAATAACAACATTGTCCTGATGTTTGACCAGAATATACTCTATGCTAACCATTATGAAAAACAAGTCGGTGAACTAAATAAAGAAATACTTCATAAAGGAATCGATTACAAAACCTTTATAAAAAACGATTTAAATTATTTAGACACGAATGTAGTGCATTATTGGCACTTCAATAAAGTAAAACATGAAGTAAAGTACTCTAACTTCTATAGTGATAGTGATTTCATGTATTACTATCCAATGCACAAAATAATGGAAGAAATGGATTACCAAGATGATGATTTACCCATTACACCAGAGTTACAATTATTCCACGATGAATTTACAAAGGCATTCACACTAATAGAACTGAATGGAATCGGAGTCAATACGAATATCATCTCAACCTTTGGTCATAGAATTGCTCAATACATCCATGACAGAAAAATCTATCAGAATTATAACTTCTATACTACGACATCCCGACCATCCAATAGTATTAATAATCTAAACTTTGCTGCTTTGACACCAGAACATAGGAAATGTTTTTCACCCCTGAATGATATCTTTATTGAATTCGACTTTGATGCTTATCATCCAAGATTGATTGGAGATTTAATTGGATATGATTTTCCCAATACACCCGTACATGAATACTTGAGCAATAAATATAAAGTTGATGTTAGTGAGGGTAAAACCAAAACATTTCAATATCTGTATGGTGGCATACCTAATGATGTTGCGAATAAAATTGAATTCTTAAACATGACTAAAAATTTAATAAATGAAATGTGGGATGAATTTAATCAGAATAAAAGGATTAACTCACATATTTATAATAGACCTATGAAAGACGAGAATTTAGAAAATCTAAATGCTCAGAAGTTATTTAACTACTATATTCAGTCATATGAAACTGAACGAAATGTTAAACTCTTAATGAAATTACATACATATTTATTAACAAAGAAAACAAAAATCGTACATTATAACTACGATAGTTTTTTATTTGACTATTCGAAGGAAGATGGAGTAGAAACTATACATGAGATTAAACAAATACTTGAAACTAATGGGTTTACAACAAAGACTAAAGTTGGTAGTGATTACGGAAGTATAAAGAATTATGAGTTTTAATTTAAATTCACTATGGCTTGACTGGAGAGCAAAAGTTCCCGATGGCACACCTAATCCATCTAATGCTTATCATTTAGTATTGTTGAAAGAATTGTGTTTTAAACAAGGTATTGATAAAGACATTATTGATAATGTTATCTTGGTATTGGAAAAAGAAGGCGATGGGTTAGACGATAAAGAAAAAGAAAAGGCAAAGTCTAAAGGTTTAGTATCTAAAGGTTATGGAAATTGGGGACCTGAAGATGGAGATACGACACATAAAAATGTTGATGGTAAATTAACACCGATTGGTGATGATGACGAAGAAGAAAAAGAACCAACGAAACAAATGAAAATAGATGCTAATCCATTTGATAAGGTAGATAGTAAATTAGAAAAGAAAAACGAACAAAGAGAAAAAGATAATAAATTAGTTGATACCCAATTAAGATTAAAAAAAGGAGATGAACAAGATAAAGGTGGTGCCGGAACACCTGAATCAAGAACAGGTGAAACTGTTACGGTTTGGAGTGGTAAAAAAGTACAACAATTAATGTCTGACGGTAAGAGTTACGAAGAAGCTAGAAAAGAAGTTAGAGAAGAATTATTAGAAATAACTAAAGAAAAAGATAGTTTATTAACTAAAGAGTGGGTAGAAGCTGGATTAAATTGTTTAGATTGGATAGAAAATAATTACGGATTAGACAACATAGAAGAAATAGCTTGGGATACACCAGAAGGTAATTCATTAATAGGTAGTACAGGACATGGCACATCAGCTGATATGTTTGTTAAAACAAAAGAAGGAAAAAAAGTAGGTGTTTCTTTAAAGAAAGATTTTAAAGTGTTTATCGTTAATGGTGGGTATGGTAAAAAAATTGGAGAAGTTGCCGAAATGCTAGGTATAGATCCAAAAGATTTACCTGATAATGTTAAACCTGAACATTATAAAAATAGAAGAGGTGAAGTTTTAGACCAAGGAATACCTAAACTAAATGAACCAAAAACAAAACAAATAATAAAAGAAAAATTTGAAGAAGTCTTAAATAATGAGGAAGTAGCATATAAGGTATTTGGAAAAGCTTGGAAGAAGAGACTTAACTATATTGCTGCTCGAAAAACCAATCTTAGTCTTGGTGCTTTCAATAAATTATCCCCCCAAGAACAACAAAAGCTTCTTGACGAATTGACTTCTGATGATTTACATGACCATGTAATTAATGCAAAACCTTTAATCGGTGAAGATATAAAAGTTATTGCCAATATTGCTAATATAAATGAAGTAAATGAAATAACAAATTTATACACCGATTTAAGAAAATTAGATGAAGAAGTAGCTGATAATTTAATGGAGTTTTTAAATGATGGTGAAAATTTAAACAAGTTCAAAGAATTAGTTGCAAAAGAAACTCATATAGATGATATATTATTTGGTTCTGAGGGGGCATTAGATAAACTTGAAGTTTTATATGGTGAAAAGGGTGGGGTATCAATGTCACCTGAATCTGTTTCTAATTTATTTAATATTGGCGATTTATACGAACAATACAAAAAAGCCGATGGTGAAGAAAAAGAAGAACTAAAAAAACAAATTCAAGAGAAAGTAAAAGAAAAAATGGTAATTACTAGAGATCAAGGTAAACCGGTAATTGCCGTAAAGGTAATGGTTCCTGATCCTCCACCAGACGGACCATCTAAGGAATCAACACTACCTATTTTTGGTTTGGCTACTAGAACAAAAGGTATTGGTAATTCAAATGGTTTAGAAATGTCTCAAAGTGCTTTTGGTAGTTTAGCATTTAAAAATGGTAATGTTGATATTGATAGTTGGCCACCTGAAGATAAAACAAAAGTTGTAAATGACCAAATTAAAAGTGTTTTAAATGATATAGAGGATAATAATATAAATCTAAATACAGACGAGGGTATGGCTCAACTACAAGAAAAAATAAAACTATTAGAAAGATGGGATCCAAAAAATAAATCTTTAAAAAAGTTAAAGGATAGGTACGATTTATAATGAAAACTCAACTACTCTGTTCATTTACGACCCAACGTAATCTTGATCAATCAATTTTAGACATAACAAAACATTTTAAAATCATCTTTGATAAGATTTATGTATTACAAAACGAAGATAAACCAAAAGAATTAATCTGTACTTATAATGTAAATCAAGAAGATGACATTGATTTTAATTTAGTTCAGAATACTATTTCACTACATAGAAAGAAAATAACCAATACACTTTATACGATTAATGCACTAAATGAATTAATCAAACTAATTAATAATGGCGTATTGGATACGAGTTATCAAGTGCCGTGGGATTTATACAAAAACATGATACTGATTTCTAACAAAGAAGGCTTACAAAGAATACCTACACGGATATTAAAGATTATAGACTTATAAATGGCATCACCTATATATTATTTTACCAGAAGTGGTTGTGCTTGGTGTACAAGAATGCAACCATCAATAGAACACATCAACAAGACTTTGAATGATGAACAAAAAATTCAAATTCTAAATGTTGATGATAAAAAATCAAGAGTTATTTACGATACTATCCTTACGAGTAATAAATTAAGAGCAATAACTCCAATGTTATATAATTCAAACATAGGAACTTTTCTACTAGGTTATCAGGATAAACGAAATGTAGAACAATTTTTAAAAGCCAACCCCTTGAAAGAAAGAAAACCACTAAAACCCATTCCTACATTTGATATTCAAAATTCTTCAAAAAAAGACTTTGATAATTGGAAAAAAAGTGTTATATTATGGTATGGAGAAAACCAAAAAGATTTACCAAGTAATGTCATATCACAAGAAAGAATGATTGATATGGTTTATACGCAATTTATGGCATATCGAACAAAACCCTTGACTATTGAAGATAGATTAAGTAAATTAGAAGAACAATCACACGAACCACAAAATTATCGTGAAGAATGTGAGATGATGAATAAGGAATTGAAAATCCTAAAGCTACAAATAAAAAAGTTAAAAAGACTAAAATAAAGCTTGTATTTTAACAAAAAAATTCGTATATTATATGAATACGTTATACTTAAATGTTTTTAATTAAATATTTATTAATAACAATAACACTAAACATAACTATGGAGAATAAAAATGGATATTGATGCTATAAAAAGCCGTCTTAATCAGTTACAAAACACAACCTCAAACTCGTTTTGGAAACCACAACCAGGAAAATCACAAGTAAGAATTGTACCTTATACACACGATAAGAACAATCCTTTTAGTGAGTTGTTTTTTCATTACAGTTTAGTTCCTAACAAAACTGTCCTATCACCACTATCATTTGGTAGACCTGATCCAGTTCAACAATTTGCTGACAAACTTAAATCGTCTGGCAATAAAGATGAATGGATTCAAGGAAAACGAATTGAACCTAAAATGAGAACATTTGTTCCCGTTATAGTTCGTGGTGAAGAATCAGAAGGAGTTAAATTCTGGGGTTTTGGTAAAACAGTTTATCAAGAACTTTTGGGTATAATCGCAGATCCTGATTATGGTGATATTTCTGATGCTACAGTTGGTCGTGACATTGTTGTTGAACGACAAACGCCTGCTGAAGCTGGAAATCAGTATGGTAAAACTACTATCAGAGTAAAACCAAATCAAACTACGTTATCTGATGATTCTGATCAATTAGAAAAACTGTTAAATGGTCAACCCAACATTGGTGAGTTATATAAAGAACCAACCTTTGATGAGTTGAAAGAACACCTCTCAAGTTTCTTAAATCCAACGGATAATGATGACAGTTCTGGTACGCCAGAACCCGAAATGGTTACTACCAATGCATCTTCTACAGTAGAAGATGACTTTGATAAATTATTTAATTCATAATCCCGCGGGCTCGGTGGGGTGGTTTACTCCTTTCTCCGCCCCATCGTTTAATAGGAGAAACATATGTCAAACAGAGATGAGCTAGCTGAAGTATTAGCTAGCGAACTTAACAAACAATTCAAATCTCATCAAGTAGCTTATTTTCTTGATGGAAAACAAGAAACTCCAACTGATGTTACGGATTGGGTTTCTACGGGTTCTACGTTATTAGATTTAGCAATATCAAATAAACCTAACGGTGGATTTGCTGCTGGTCGAATAGCAGAAATAAATGGACTTGAAGGTAGTGGTAAATCTTTAATTGGAGCTCACGCTCTTGCCTCCACTCAAAAGAAAGGTGGTCTTGCTGTCTATATAGATACTGAGTCTGCCGTTTCAGCTGAATTCTTACAGGCAATTGGAGTAGATACTGATAATATGCTATACGTTCATCTGGAAACAGTTGAAGACATATTTGATACGATTGAAACGATTATCACGAAGATTCGCGAATCCGATAAAGATAAATTAGTCACCATATTAGTCGATAGTTTAGCTGCTGCTTCTACAAAAGTAGAGATGGATGCTGACTTTGATAAAGATGGTTGGGCTACATCAAAAGCCATAGTCTTATCAAAGGCTATGAGAAAGATTACACAACTTATTGCTCGTCAAAAAGTATGTTTAATCTTTACGAACCAATTACGTCAAAAACTCGGAGTAATGTTCGGTGATCCTTGGACTACAAGTGGTGGTAAGGCTTTACCATTTCACGCTTCTACTCGTATTCGATTAAAGAATATGGGACAAATCAAAGATACAAAAAAGAATACTGTTGGTATTAAAATCAAAGCTCAAGTCATTAAGAATAGATTAGGTCCTCCATTACGGAGTGCTGAATTCCCACTTTTCTTTGATAAAGGTATTGATGATTTTGCTAGTTGGTTAAGTGTAATGAAAGACCACAACTTAGTTAAACAAGCTGGTGCTTGGTATACTTTAGTTGACCAAAATAATAAAGAACATAAGTTTCAATCAAAAGACTTTGGCGCTTTACTCTCAGACGTAGATACTCAGGAATATATTTATGATTCTATCTGTAAAAAGATAATTTTAAAGTATGATTCTGGTCAATTGGGCATAGATGATGTCACTACTGAAGATGAGTTTGCGAATGAGTAATAGTTATGATAAAACTTTATTAACTAAGCGATTTTATGACTACGAAGATGATATTGAAACCAATCCTACAACAAAAAAACTAAATGATCACGTTTTAGTTGTAGATGGTTTCAATACTTTCATAAGGGCATTTAGCGTTAACCCATCTTTGAATGAAGATGGTAATCACGTGGGTGGTTTGACTGGGTTTTTAAAATCTATACGATATACGATTAATAAGTTTAAGCCTACTCGTTGTATTATTGTTTTTGATGGTAAAAACTCATCCAAACCACGCCAAAAAGTATTTCCTGAATATAAGGCTGGTAGGAAAGTACGAAGTCGATTAAATAGAAATGTCGATTGGGCAACCACACCGCAAGATGAATCCGAATCAATAAAAAGACAATTAGGTAGGTTAGTTGAGTATTTAGAACACTTACCTTTGACTTTATTGGCATTAGATAATCTCGAAGCTGACGATGTTATAAGTTACATATGTACATCGACATTAAAAGAGTCGAAATGCACAATTATGTCATCCGACAAAGACTTTTATCAGTTAGTTAATGATAAAATTCAATTATACTCACCTACTAAGAAAGTAACCTACGATAGAGACTTAATAAGAAAAGAGTTTGGAGTTTATCCACAAAATGTCTTAACCTGTAGAATAGTAGATGGGGATAAATCTGATGGTATACCTGGCGTAAGGGGAATTGGAGTAAAGACATTAGTAAAAGAGTTTCCAACACTAACCGAGGATGAGCATTTTGATGCTAAGGAGTTATTGGTTTCGGCGAATAAAAAAACAACGAGAGTTTCAGAGATGTTGGTTAAAAATGAATTTATTATAAAAAGAAATTTTATTTTAATGCAACTACATGATCCAGACATTAAAAATCAAACGAAATTGAAGATTGTTGATGCAGTTAACTCCTTAGCACCTAAGTTAGTTAAGTATCAACTACAAACTCTGTTCGTAAAGGATAAATTACAAGGACATATCCCAAATTTTGATAATTGGTTAACGGAATTTAACATTTTAGATCATTATTGGAGGAATAAATGAATAAAACAAAAAGCATATCAGAATACGGATATTCCTTTCAAATTAAGTTTATAGTATGCTTGATTTCAGATAAATTATTTTTAGAGCAAATTGTAGATATATTAGATGAGAAATATACAAGTAATGATGCTTTTTGTTGGTTAATAAAGGAAATACGAGAATATTACAACGAATATAAAGATGTTATCACTATGAATGTATTTAAAATTAAAATACAAGAAATAGACTCCGATTTACTACAGGTTAACGTTAAGGATATATT